TCCACAAGTCAAGACAGATTAATGCTCGACACCTCTTCCACCAGTGCCATTACCTGGTCTTCTGGTAGGTGCGCCAGCTGAGGCTTTACGGGCTCTCGTTGGCTTTTGCTGGGGCGCCGATCTCGGGTTAGGTTCGGTTGGTTTGGCACATTCTGTGCTCTTCGCCACCGGTTCGGGTTCGGTTCCAGCGTTGCATGATTTAAGCTCATGCCGCTTCGTGCGCCGGCGTTTTGCTCTCTTGCCGGTCTGATCTGGTTGCTGCTTGTTTTCGTCTTTTTCCTTCTGCTCGGGGGGCTCGGGGTCCTGGACAAGTGGTGGGACGCTCGCAAGGAGCACATCTCCATCAACAATGATGTCAACAGGGCCCGGAGGCGCAGGTCTGGGTTCAGCGCATAGGGGAGCGCACAGGAGTTGGTCAGCGGTTTTGACCGATCCGATCCAGCTATCAAACGTCTGACGGTCAAATTCTGGAAACTGCAGAGAAAACTCTGCGTCCATCCAGCCATCGTCATTGACATTGGGGTACTGTACGGAGATGTCAAATTGTGACCACCAACTAGCGATGCCAAGCTCTGCTCGTCTCGCTTCCACGTCAGAGGTTTCAACTGCTTTGCGGCAGTATTCGCCGATGACGGGAGTGTTGCTATCGGTTGCGACGAATCCCATTGCTTTCTCCACCAGTTTAGCTCCAGCCTTGACATTATCAGGGAGACGTTTTGTAACGTGGAGCTTTCCGAGTTGCCTACGGACATCGCACATACTGTCAAGACGTCCATGCCACACCTCTGGTGAATAATAGCGAGCCAAGAAGTTGACGCCTCGGTCCCCTCTGCATACCATTCCTGCTTCGAGAATGAGGCCGACGCTTTTGGCGGCCCATCTGTGGTTTCGGAGGGGCAGGTCAGCGTCGAGTCCATCATCACCAAGATGGATTCCGAGGGAGTCAAAGGCGAATCTATGACTAAATTCGGGAGCGAGGTTCCGGTACTTGTTTCTATATCCAAGATACGCTGTGAAAGCAGCTCGAAGAGTCTGGCTAACACTAGTAGCGGAACATCCAGATCCATGCGAAGGTCCTTGTTCAAACGTCGTCCCCCTTGGGAGGACTCCGTGATTATCTGCGTTTGTCTTAAGGAGTTCATTCAACGCGGGCCGGTGATCAGGGAAAGCCTTCATGAAGACGGCGGCGTCCACCTTACGCAACAAATACGTGATGGTGCCGTCCATTCGATGGTAATCCGATATGTTCACCGCGTCCTCAGAGGACTCGCATATGTATGCAACCCGGTTTGCAATTTCCACGGGGGTCTTACCAGGGCCATACCATTCGAATTGTTTCAAATGATCAGACAATGAGTGCGCAAATTGCGCCATCTCTAGTTTGTCTCGGTCATTGTACGTCGAAATGTTACGCGGGTCTTTCGGCGCCGCGTACGTTTCAGCCTTGATGAAACATTTCAAAACATGTTTGACATGGTCGCCAGCAACGAAAGCGCGTTTAAGCGATTGTTGTTGCTGGGCCCGCCGTTGTTTCTTGTCAATTTCCTCCACAGAAGCAGGTTCAAGAACGCTTCCACCCACTACCTCTTCCGAAAACTCCTCTATACACCGCAATAAAAAGGGAGTGAGTTTCGGTTCAGGTTTCTTCAGTCCGTCGATTCTTCCAGCTACGCATCTGCGCTCCGTTGCTGCATTGTCTACTGGGGCAAAAGCCTCGTGGACCAGCGGAGACATGAATGCTTCCATTTTTGGTCGATCGTCCTGGTTATACGTTGGCAATTCATATGCATAAGCTCTCACGGCATGCTCAACGGGGTAAACTGTGCGCACTTTAGTTGGACCCACTACTCTGTGGTATTCCGTTAGCACGACTGCAGCTTCCCTGGAGTCCTTGCCTAGCCAAGACGTTGTCGTTGGCAGTTGGAGATTAGCTGTGGCTAGGCGAGACGCAGTTGCAACTGCCTCATCGAGCTCCGCCGGAACGGTTGCTACTAGCAGATTGCCTGGCCTCGCTGTAGTATACGCGATTCCTTTGCTATCCTGTACCTTGAATCTGACAAACTTCGATCCGTCCTTCGCCCGTACAATAGGGTCGAATCGGTCCAAAACCTTGCCATCAATCATGAAGTAAGCTAGAAATGCGGAAAGCCACCAGAATTTCCGTATCGGGCTGAGCAGTATGAGTTGGCGACTGAAACCTACCTGTCTTCTCTCTACAGCGTAGGTGGTCACGCGGGTGGGTATGAACCAAAGAAAGTATTTCACAACTTTCAATGAATCGCCTGCGTAATCCCAGAGGTGGTGTTTGTAATGTCCTCCTCCATTGACGGTGGTCTCAAGTTGGCCGTCATCGTCGAAGGTGAACGTCGTATCATCCACTCCGTTCGAAGCCGCTGCTTCAGGGACCACTCCGTATATCAGTACTGGTTTCGCCTTGCGCAAGAAATGGGGCATGTCAATGTAGT